AACCTTGCCACGCACCACCTGTTGGACCATTTATATTTAAATAATCTACAAGTAATTCAATTGGATATATTGAAAGTTCATTAATGATTCCAGTATAGACAAGTTCGTATTTATTTAAAGATTTTGTCTTTAATATAACTGGTGTACCTGCACTTACATAATAACTTGTTGAATTTAATAAATTACCTCTATTGAATATATTTTCTGCATCCATTGATGGTTTTTCAAAATTATTTTGATTCATGTTACTACTACCCCACAATCTGGATTGATTGATACTTAAAATATCCATTAATCTTTTCATACTGGTTGGGTATGAGAGTTGATAATCGTTTGTATTTTCATTTACTGCATTCGCTAAACTATGAAGTTGATCAATATTGCATAAATCAACGTCAACATTATTTTTTGTAAAATTTGAAATCTTTTCATAAGTTAAAACTCCAAAATCACTATGATTGAATGGTGCTGAACCTAATATTTTTGGTAAAAATATATCAAATAAAAATGTACTTTCTCTTAAAACAGGCATAAAACAAAAACTTTTTATTTGATTTGCCATGTCAAAATTTTCATTTACTTTAAAAACATCAATTTTTGCATTCAAATAATTTGTTAATGAATTTTCTTGAATTTGTACAAGAATTTTTTTGTAATCGTTAGTTTCTATATAACTATAAAATGTATTAGCTAAAAATGCCTGTTCAAAAACTAATCCTGATGATGAAACTGCATAAAAATTTAATTCGGTTGAAGCACCAGTTATTGTAAGTGTTTTAGTTCCTTTATTAAGGTCTATTGAATAATCTTTAACTTTTGAATATTTGTTGTCCCACCTCATACCTGTCCAATCACCATAAGCTTGTAATGATTTTGTCCATTGGTTAAATTCAACTTCTGTTGAACCAGCTTCGGTTTTATTCCAAAATGTATAACCTTTGGGGTTAACAACAATTTTATCAACAAATGTTTTATTTATAGTATCAAATATATAAATTTGATTTTCTACAGAATTTAAAATATAAATGTAATTTTTATTATCACATGCTATACCTTCCAGTGCAGTGTCATCTGTTTCAAGATTTGGTATTATTGATGGATATGGTGCGTATTGTGAAAGATTACTAAAATCTAATACATTAAATGTTGACACTAAACATGTTGATACATCAATATATCCAACTCTACTATAACTGTATGTAAACCAAGGATTTTGATTATTATCAACTGTTAAGTTGTTTATACCTCTAATTGTATTAAAAGTACTTAATATAACACCATTAGTGTCTCTTTTTTCAAGAGCACCCATAGAATCACCTGTATTTTTAGATAAAGCAATCCATAAATTATCATCACTATCAATTACAATATCCTGTGGACATGAACATAGTGGATATGTTATGGTTTTTAATGTATTACCATTGTTATCATATTTTATTAACATTCCGCTTACATAACTTGAGTATGTTACCCAAATATTATTTTTAGTATCAGTATCGACATATGTTGGTTCTATAAAGTTTTGATTTTCTTCTACTATTGGATATGCTTCATTTGCATTATACCATGAAGAATTGATATTAGGTTTTTGATTTGCAAATGGTGGTGTTATTGCAAATTGAAAATCTCCATCTTTATTGAATTTTAAAACCGAAACCGTATCATATAGTGTCATCCATAGATTCATATTACCATCTAATACTATTGATGCAGGAGATACTGCATTAGTAACATAATATTCAAGATTGTTTTTATCTATAACTTTATTGATATCTATAGCTGCTAATATTTGCCCATTTGAGCCAAATTTATAAAGATAATTTAACTCACCATCACAAGCCCATGCTTGATAATATGGTGATGGTATTGCTGCAAAACTGTTTATACCATGATATCCAACAGTATTAAATGAACCTTTATTTGCAAAATTAGGATCAATTACGATTGGAACTTCAAAATTATAAGATTGTATTTTATTTAAATTAGCAAGATTTAATTGTGTAAAATTTTGTATAAAATTATATTCATATATTCCAACTAAACCAGCGTTTGGATTTGATAACCAAAATTTAGGACTATATGTGTTACCATTTAAAGGTGGTATGTTTACCGTTGCGGAAGCTGTTAATTTTACAGTTAATGTTGTTACTTTTGGTGCATAAAAGTAATTTCTATTATAACCACCACTTAAATAACCATCATCATTCTTATATGTTATGTATGTTGGTTTTGTAAAATAACTTTCAATAATAGGATTATAACAATTAATATAAACTGGTTCATCATCAAAAGAATATGGGTGACATTTACAAAAATTATTTGCACCGATTGCTGGTGCAATTTCATTACCATCATCTATTTTAATGCTAAAATTTTTATCCCAATTTAATGAAAAAACTATAGGTTGTTTTGTCCAATACCATCTTGGGTTTATAAAATCTCTTATTCCATTTTCTGAAATTTTAATATAGTCCGGTGGCCTATATGTAAAAACGTGAGGTTGGTATGCAACTGTTTTACTGTTTGTGTAATCCGTTGTCAATACATGTTCTGATATGGTTGAATCAAAATATTGAATACCGCTAACTTGTAGCGTTGCTACAATTGTACTATATGGTTGTTTTGTATAAAATAAATCATAGTTGAATAAATCATCAACAAAATAAAACTCAGCAAACCCACTTACACCAATAAATGTACCACTAACTGTATTTAAATATCCTTCCCCATCCAAATACAATCTTGTATCCGTAGTTTGAATATTATCAATTTTTTTTTGATTTAAATTTAAAAATTTACATTCTGGTCTTACAAAAGACCATTTATTTGGTTTAATTTGTGAATCATATGATTTTGAATATAATGCATTTAAATTTACAATATGTGGATTATCATTAGATGATGTAATGATAATTCTGAATGGGTATCTATTTATGTGACCAGCAAACGTTGGTGGTGGAACATAATCAAAGTATATAGATTCATTTAATAATGCTGGTGTAGGAAAAGCTTGCATTTTAGAAATCCGTTATTTGTATTACACCTGTTGGATCTACAACACTGATTCTAGATATTAAATTATCCATATTGTTAAATATGGGATATTGAAAATACTGCAACTGACAATTTTGAGTATAAGCATTTGCGTCTAATTTTGGATATGCATCATTCCATACTAATAATGATAATCCATCAATATATGTATCAGTATCACTTCTATGAGTTTGTATTTTATCAACTCCATCAACATTTACAATATCAGTTGCAAGTTGTGTTATATTGATTAATTGCCCAAATTTTAAATTTGTTTTATTAAACGTATCTTTTATAATTTTGATTATATCTGATACTATTCCTGAATTTGAACGTCTACTATTTTTGTTTTTATAAACAATCAAATCACAAAAATTAACATCAGTTGCATTAGTTGGCATGTTTTGATCTTTAATGTAAAAATCAATGTTCATATAAACTGGATCGATTGGTACAATATCTGATGTTAAAATTTTATTATTTTTTAAATCATTCAATAAATTTTCTTTTTGTGCAGCTGTTATGTATTTTTGAACATTATTCAGTGGTACAACATATACATAAATATTATTAAAATTACAACTGTTTGCAAATTTAACTTGAGTATATAAAATTCTATTTTCAAGTTGTGGATATTGTAAACCAATATCATATAAATATTTTATATGACCTGAAAGATAGTCATCATTATTAACAACAATTACATCTGCGAACATTTTTTTGTAATTTGATTTAATATATATTATAAAATCATTTATTGTTACTAATTTTTGCTGTAATGTATAATTTTGAGGAGCATTTTGTCTTATACTATCAACATCTTCTTCTGCTGTGTATGGATTTGATGGATATTCATTATCAAGATTTATAAAATTAGTTTGATATGACGTTATTAATGTAGTTGTATCTGGTAATATATTATCTAATATTTTTGTATAGTTTATACTATTGAAAAATGTAATGTTATTTCCATCTATGACATTTGCTGCAATATCAGGAGCAGTTGGGTCTATTGATAGATAATAAATTTGAACTTGATCATTTGTATTAAGTTTAGCTCCGTTTATACCATCACCAAATTTAATTTCATAATTTTTGTTAGAATTAAACCTAAGTTCAAAAGCTTTATCGGTTGCTTTATTTAAGAATAAATTTTCTGATTGTGTCCACTGTTCCCAAACTCCAGTTGTTGTTGATTTAATGTAAACATGAACGTTAAAATGATCAATATATGTATTTGATCCCAAATTAACAAATACAACTTCATTATTGTTACCTATTGCATTATATATTGGATATTCCGCAAATTGTCCTTGGTAAAGATAAAAATCAAATGATTGATTTTGTAATAAAGATAATCCTGTTGATGTATTTGAAAAATATATATCTTTATTAAAAGAATAAACAATATTACCAATTCTAACGTATGAATATCTTGGAATTATATAATTACCAATTGGTAAATCTGGTGTAATTGATATGTTAAATCCTACGGATTGAGTTATTCTTCCAATTGGTTTATAATTTAAAAGCTTAACTATACGATTCATGTTTTCATAAATCTGAGATTCAGAAAACATACTTTCGGATGAAGTCTTATTAAGATAATATAAAAGAGTACTGAAACTAAAACTTATAACATCTAACAATGCTGATAGGTTAGATCCTTGATAGTTTTGATCTGTAAAAATTTGTCCATTATTAAGTCTTTGCACAATCAAATCTTTAAGACTGTTTGCGTCAAAACTTACATATGAATTAGTGTTAAAAAAGGGATCGTCGGTTGCCATTGTTAATAATTACCTTATACTGAGATTTGTCCTCCTAATTGAGCTATAATATTTAAAACTTGTTGACTTTTTATATCCAAATACTCGTATACAACTTTTATTGAATATTGATTATTTTCCGGATCAGGTGTAACATTAATATTTATAACATTAACTCTAGGTTCATATGATGAAATAGCATTCAATATTTGATTGCCAATTATTTTACCCATAACGTCAGTGATAGGTTCAAATAAGTATCTTTCCAATGATGCACCAAAAGATGGTGTTAATATTTTTTGTCCCGGTCTTGTCGTAAGGATATTTCTTACTGAATTCCTTATAGCTTCAATATCGATATCAGCTATTATATCATTTGAATTGTTTACACTTAATCCTAACCCCACTGTAGAAGCTGCCGTTAAATCTAAATGCAAATCCTTATATGTTGGTCCTACAATTTGAACAACCTTTGCGGGATTGTTTTTTGTGTATTTAACTTGTTTAGGTTTTATTAAATTATTTAAATCAATGGTAGCCACGATATAAATACTTATGTTAAAATTCAATTAATCTTTTGAATTTTGATATATACAGCAGTAAGTATAATTAATATCATGTCAAAGTTTAATAAATACGATACATTACTAGAAACAGCATTTGGTTATTACTCAAATGGCGGCTTTAGGGAAGGTACACCTGTAAGAGTAAATAAAAAATTTCTTTCAAGTCCTTATTTTAAAAAACATTATAGTGGTGATGAATCATTTGTAGCATTTTTAACCGATTTAATAGAAAGAGGCATTTTTTTCTTTATTAAAAGAGTTGTTGGACATGGATCTTTACAAAATGTAAAGGATGCAAATGATAATGAAGGTGTGGGTGATTGTTATCTTATTTTAAGATTAGATCCTAGAACAGTATCACACCCAACAGAGTTGGCAGAATTTACAGTACCCGGAGATTGGGCTTATATTGAAGTTGTAAAGAGTGGTGTTAATTTACCACCGCTTCAAGGTGTACCAAACCCATACGAATCCCCAATTGGTACAAAACCTGAAGAGGCTCCTGACTATTTTGGTATTGATAATCAATCAACAGATAAATCATTACCAAAGGTTAATGTTACAATCAAGGTTAAGAAATAACCTTAACGATTCCCATAACACAACAGAAGAAATTAATCTCGTGATCTATCACGAAATTATCCCTGTACATATGTTCACCTAGCTCTAAGAGCATACCTTTCTTTTTATCTTCTGATTGGTTAGAATTATATATAACCTCAAACAGTTGTTTCATTAATTGTTGATAATCTGATGCAAAATTCTTCTCTTCATTGATTACAAACTTTCTAACTTCAAGTGGATTCTTTGTATCAAGTATCATATGATATAGATTATTCGATATATCACTTATAAGAGTTGAATCATTAATTTTTAACACACCATCTAATGAAAATCTCTGGAGATCATTAATCATTCTTCTCATATCAGGAAAATTATCCTTTATATATTTTGTTAAATGTGATTTATCATCAATTTTTATATTTTCCTGTGTTAAAATATGTAAACATCGATTAATTACATCTTGTTGTCTTGGTATAATGTTAAAAAGCAAACATCTTGACTGAATAGGCTCTATAATTCGATTGATATAATTTGCCGTAAGAATAAAACGTGTAGTGCTGGCATATTCTTCCATTACATTGCGTAGAATGCGTTGTGCTTCGCCTGTAGTGCCACAGAACTCGTCTAATATGATTATCTTCCTCTTACCATCAAATGATCTGGTCTGTGAAAACGATGTAACCTTGTTTCTTATAGTATCAACACCATTTTCATCTGATGCGTTTATGTATAGATACTGACATTTCAGTATATCTTTAACTATTATCTTAGCCAGTGTAGTTTTACCTGTACCAGCATTACCATAAAGTAACAAATGAGGCGTATCGTCGTTAATTTTCGAAAAAAAATCCCTGTTTTCTTCGGATAAAACGATTTCATTAAGATTCTTAGGCGAATACTTCTGTACCCATAATTGATCATACTGACTCATACTACAATGATAGAGTATGAGTCAGTTATTGTCAACCGATAATCAAAGATCTACCATCAATATCGGGATTACTTGTAATAACTTCTCTGACTTGTTGATCAGAAGTTGTCTGTGTTTGCTTGTAGGCTTCCAATAAAGCTACTATGTGTTGCACTTTATCGTTTGGAATGTTAAAACTAACACCGTTTACTGTAACTGTTGTTGTCATATTCTATATTTACATTAATCTTTACTATCGTCAACCATTTTATCAAATATTTTAGATAGAATAAAAAACGTTGGTGACCACAATCCAACAAATATCGCTAAATGTTCTTGATGTAAAGATTGAAATATATCGACTCCTGAATTAAACCAAAAAAGCAATGATAATAGTATTGATGAAAATCCAAATAAAAAACATAATTCTCTTAATATTCTGTAAAAATTTCGTTTTGACATATGATATGATGATAAATATATTTACATGAATAACGATACTAATGAAATTGATTCCATCATTCAAGAATTAAAAGCAGATGAGGTTCCAGCACCGATAAACACTAGATTTGAAGTAAATGATGAAATTCTCAGTGATGATAATGTTGGAGAATATGTTTATAAAAAATCATCAGAACTTGTAGAATCCACTCTTGGTGCGGTACAATCATTGAAAGATACTGTTTTAACTGGTAGTGATCCAAAAGAAATTGCTGCTTTGTCTCAACTAATAAATTCTGCAACAAAAGCATTAGATCAACTGAATAAAATTAATATTCAAAATAAACAATCAAAAAATAATATTGAAGTTAAGAAGATGGAAATTGAAGCAAACGCAAGTCGCCCCATTTTACCAAATACAACTAATGTATTAATTGCTACTCGTGATGAAATCATGAAACAAATATTTGATAAACCTAAAAAATCTAATGTTGATTTAATTGAGGGTCAATTTACTAAAGAATAGATAGAGTTATCTATTCAACCTTTACAAAACCTATACATTTATCAATAAGTGCAGATGTTTTGTAATGTGTATACAAAAAAAGAAACCCACCCCCTTGCGAGGATGGGTTCTTTTTGATTACTTTAGCCTGTCTTAGAGATAAGAAACATATCCGTTTCCACCACCTGCGAAGCCTTGTAAGCCGAGACCCTTTACGATGATAACATGGTAGTATAAGTTTGCACCAAAGATATAATCGACAACGCCATAACGAGTCATAAGACCCACTCTTGGAGTGAAGTCGTTTGGACCAATTGTGCGTTGGATCATAACTGGAATGTATGGGCAATATACAATACCTGTATCATAGTATTCGGTTCCCTTATAGCCTAAAAGAGCATATTCGAGGTATGAATTTGGATCTGATAAATCTCCTCTCTGACCGTTAAGGTTTTGAGCATCGGTACGAGTGTCACGGTAAATCTGGAAACGTCCACCCAATACACCAACTTTGGCAATGCCTGTTGGTTGGGTGTTTACGTTGCCGTTTACTGGCATCCATTGATATTCTGGTAACATTTCGAGAATTGCGCACACACGAGGTGTTGCAATAATGAAGTTAGCAGAACCTCTACGGTTACGGATTGCGATGCGGTTAGCTTCAACAATTACCTTACTGTAGAAATCACGGTTACGCTCACCAAGCCAACGTGCGTCAGCTGATGCAGCATGCCAATATGTAAACCCTGGACCTTTACCTGCTGTGAGACATGTCTGAATCATACGGATAACCATTTCACGGTCGATTTCGGCCTGAATTTCATATGACATAGCATTTGTCAATTCAGAATCGATGTCGAGTCCATTCATGTTCTTGAGATCTTGCTCAAGCTCAACAGACCAACGAGCGGCGAGACGGCGTGTGCCAGCCTCTACTGCGGTCTTACTGAACTCAACCACGACCTGTGGGATGTTTCCGGTTAATTCGAACTGGCTAAGAAGTGCTGCGACACCTTGGTCTTCACCAAGAATGCCGAAATCACCACTAGCACCACCCGAAAGATATTGGGATGATGTACCAGTAAATCTTGTATCCAAGTACTGGTATCCCAATTCTTTATTTTGTGATACTGTACGGTCATAGTTACCTGTTGTGGTCTGGCCTGAGCCAGAATTCACATCAAGGCCATTTGAACCAAGACTTTGTGCCTCATAACGATAACGGAGAGCGAAAGCTAAACCTACTGGACCTGACATTGGCTGAACACCTACGATCTCATTTGTGATAAGTTCAGGAAATGTACGGCGTACCATTGGGATAAGAATCTTAGGTAAGCGAGCATCATTAGCTGCATATCTGTCACCAGAGAATGTGCCAGCTACGTTAGTAGCTGCTGAACCGAATACTGAATTACCACCAAGTCCGTTACCGGATTGGTTGTAACCAGATGTTTCGTTCAAACACCATGCCTCTTGGTTTTCCATGAGAATAGCAGTAGCTAAACGTGAGTGTTCGTTTTCGATTGCTGCCACCTTATCAGATGAGTAATCGAGAACTGGTGCCCACTTTTCAACTAACTGCTGCGCACGAGAACGGTCAATGTATCCTGTTGCGGGATTAACATTTTTCATAATTTTTTTTGTCCTCCTATTTGGAATGAATACGAAATTAAAAAGAAATTACTTTCTCTTTAATTCGCTCAGATATCCGCTGACAACATTTAAGTCATCAGAAGCGTCAACCGATTCGGTTACAACTTCCCTTGCTGGTACTTTGACATTAAAGGACTGAGCCTTTGTCTTAGCTTCACTAGCAAGGTTCGATGTAGCATCCTCTTCGGTGCGCTCGAACATCTCAACAACGTAGTTAAAGTACTCTTGAATGTAGGAACTGTCCTTGTCGTTCA